TGCCGGAGACGGCGCCGTTCCGGGACCCGCCGCCGCGCATGGCCGAACACGCCAAGCGCGACTGGGCGGCCGCCCCTGAGAGTGTGCGCGGCGAAATCCACCGCATGCATGAGGAGTTCGGCCGGGCCTATAACTTCTACCGCGCGGATCACGAAGCGTTTAAGCCGCTGCGGCAGTTTCATCAGCTTGCGCAGAGCCAGGGCACCACGCTCGATCGGGCCCTGAACAACTACGTCTCGATGGAGCAGAAGCTGCGTACCGACCTGCTCGGCGGCCTCGACTTGATCGTGCACAACATGGGCCTGCAGGACCCCCAGACCGGCCGGCGGCTCGACTTGCGTGATGTTGCCTACACGGTGCTAAGCCAGTCACCGGAGCAGCTCCAGCAGATGAAGCAGGGCAACGCCCAGAACGCGGCCAGCCAGCAGATCGGCGCCCTGCACCAGGAAATTAACGGCTTGAAAGGCCATCTCCAACAGTTGCATACTGAGAGGCAGTTCCAGTACACGCGGTCGCAGATCGATCATTTCGCAGATGACGGCCGGCACCCGCGCTTCGATGAACTTGGCGACCTGATCAAGAACGAGATCAACCTCGGCTTTGATCTGGAGAGTGCATACCGCCGCGCGGAACTATTGCGCCCGGCGTCCCAGGCGGCTCAGACCCGCAACCCGTCGGCTCAGACCCGAACCACGACCGACCGATCGATCTATGGTGCCCCCTCTGATGTGACCGCCTCAAACGCGGCATCGCGGCGACCAAAGACCCCGAGCGGATCCGTATCTGACGCCGTGAGTAAGGCCTTCCGGTCTTTCAACGGCGCCGCGTCGTAACGTCTGAACCCCGATGGAGAACCCATGCCCAACGTAACAACCGCAGCTGCCTATCAGCAGGTGCTCTCAATGGCGCTCGAGGATCGCTCGAGCGGCTACCAAGATCTCGTCAGCAACAACAACGCGCTGCTGGCCGTCATGAAGCGGAAGGGTCTGTGGAAGACCTACTCCGGCCCCAAGGTCCGCGAGACACTGCAAATAGGAAAACAATCCGCGCAGTGGTACTCCGGCTACGACCAATTACTCAATCCTGCCATAGACTTATTCAATGACGCCTTCTGGGATCCCAAGATGTGCGTCGTGCCGGTCGTGCTGTCCTACCAAGAGATCCTGAACAACCAGGGCGACGCCCAGATCATGGACGTCTTCGAAAGCTACATCTCGGCGGCCGAGCGCGCGCTTGAAGATGCGATGGATGCCGGCATCTACTCCGACGGCACTGCCAACGGTAACAAGCAGATCACGGGCCTCGCCACCGCCATCCCGGTGACGACCACCAGCGGCGTCTATGGTGGCATTGACCGTGCCAACGCCACGATCTGGCGCACCACCACGTTCGACCCGCACGGCACCGCAGGAACAGTAACCCTGGCGCCGTTCGGCACCCAGGTCACAAGCGCGACCATCCGGCCGATGCTCAACTACGCCATGATGAAGCAATCCCGCGGGCGCGATTACGCGGATCTGTTGATCATGTCCCCTGAACACTACGCGGCCTACGACGCTGCAACGGTCGCGATCCAACGCCAGCAAAATTCCACCTCGCTCGGCCAGCTTGGCTTCAGCGCGCTGGAATACATCGGCGGCGGCAAGCGTGCGGAGATCGTGCTCGACGGCGGCATCGGCAGCAACATGCCGGCCAATACGACGTTCGGCATCAATACCGATACGCTTCGCATGCGTTATCACCCGCAGCGCAACTTCGACAAATTGTTCGACGGCGACGGGATGATGCCGATCGACAAAGACGCGATCGCGCAATTTATTGGTTGGATGGGCGAACTGACCATGGTCAATCCGCTGTTCAACTGGCGTCTCTACGATAGTAACCCGGCAGCCTAGTCTTTGCCACTGCCGAGCCAACCGGGGTCGCCGACGTGTAGGTCCAAGCCTTCCTTCCGCGGAACGCGGCCCCGGCCAATTCAACCTCTGGGAGGAAGGACCCTACATGCCCCGACAAGACCCTGATGATTTACTGGTTGCCGTGTTCAAGCTGATCCCGCTGCAGAACCCCGGCAAGACCCTGGCCGAGGGCCGGCCGATTTTTGACGATGTCGAGATCTGCGAGATCCGCGCGCCAGGCTCGCGCGACGTCAAAGTGTTTCCCTCGACCGAGTTTTCGCGCTGGCTCAACGACCCCGAAACCGGCGAGCAGGTCAAGCAGACCTACGCGGAGCGTTTTTCGCATCAGTACCAGCAATTCAAAGCCAAGGTGCAGCAGACCAAGTCCGGCACGCCGCTGGCGCAGGTGCCGTTCCTCAGTGAAGGCAAACGCGCCGAATTGCGCGCGCAGAACATCTACACCGTCGAGACACTTGCCGCGATCGAGGGCGCCGAGCTGAAGAACCTCGGCCAGGGCGGCCGCGAGTGGAAGAACGCCGCGGTGGCGTACCTAGAAGATAGCAAGCGCGGCGCGCCGAACCTGCAGATGCAGGCCGAGCTCGAGGCGCTGCGGGCGCGCAACGCCATCCTCGAGGAGGATCTGGCGCTGAAGAAGGCGCGTAAGGCGCAGGCCGCGTCCGAGTTCAAAAATATGAGCGCGGAGCAACTGCGCGAGTACATCGCGACCAACTCCGGTCAGGCGCCGTTGGGCACTCTAAATAAAGCGGTCCTGATCCGCATGGCACAAGAATGCAGCCCGAAGGCGGCGTGACATGACCCTGTTGTCGGTGGTGAAGGACGTCTGCGCGACCGTAGGCGTAGCTTTGCCGCAGTCGGTGTTCTCCAACCTCACCGGCAACAGGACCATGCAGGAGATGCTGGCGCTCGCCAACGAGATGGCGCAGCGCATCGCCTACGACAGCCGCGACTGGACCAAGCTGCGCACGCTGGCGACGCTGACAGGCGACGACGTCGCCACGGCGTTCAACCTGCCGGCCGACTTCAAGCGCATGTTGCTGACCAGCAACGTCTGGCGCTCGACCTCGACGCAGACGCCGATGCGTTTTATCCCTGATACCGAGGAGTGGATGCGCCGCCGCGCCGCCAACGCCACCGACAACGCCTGGGGCGAGTGGACCATCATGGGCGGCCAGATCCACATCTGGCCGGTGATGGCTGTGCCGGTGACGGCCTACTTCTCCTACCTCGACAAAAACTGCATCGACCTCGCCTCCGGCGGTCGTGGTGACGTGTTCATGAGCGACACCGACAGCTTCGCGCTCGACGAGCGGGTCTTAAAACTCGCGATGATCTGGCAGTGGAAGGCGCAGAAGGGCTCGCCCTACGCCGAGGACATGGGCACTTACGGCGACGCACTGACGATGGCGATGGGCCACGACAGCCCGGCGCCAGTCATTTTAGGACGGCAGCCGATCTCGGCCAGCGCCAGGGCCGCCTACCCGTGGGCGTTACCGACATGAGCAAGCATGAGGCGTTTCGCAGGGCTGCGGTGCCGCAGCAGGTGGCGCAGCAGCTGCAGACCATCACCATCCCCGCGCCGACGCGCGGCATCATTCAGAACGAGAACGAAGCCTATATGCAGCCGGGCGCCGCAGTGATCTGCGATAACTGGAAGCCGACCATGAAGGGCGTTAGCTTGCGCGGTGGTCACGATCGCTGGTGCGTGCTGCCCGACGCGGTGCCGATCGTCTCTGGTTTTCAATACGCCTCCGGTAACAATCAGCGCATGTATGCCGGCCAGGCCACCAAGTTGTACGACGTCACGACCGTGACGCCGGCACTGATCAAGAGCGGCCAGACCAGCGGCAATTACTGCGCCGCGCAGCTCGCCAACCAGGGCGGCGACTGGATGATCGTGGTCAACGATGCTGGCAATGCGCCGCTGCGCTTTGACGGCACGACGTGGGTGACGCTGAACGCCAGCCAAATCGATGTCGACCTGGTGAAGTACCCCGGCGCGCGTGTCGACGGCGGCGCGAACTTGTCCTACGTCTGCAAGTACCGCAATCGCTTGTTCTTCATCGAGCTCAATTCGATGAATGCCTGGTACCTCGGCATCAACAGCGTCGGCGGCAATCTCGACATGATACCCCTTTCTGGCGCGGCAACGAAAGGCGGCAAGCTGCTGTTCTGCGCCAGCTGGAGCATCGATGCCGGCGACGGCATCGATGATAAGCTGGT